TTTAATAGAAGAGTACAAATTATTTTTTCTGGTCCTGTTACTTCTACTTTAGGTTTATCTTTTGCATTTTTGCTTAATGACATTGTATCAACTGGACAAGTAGTATATAATTTGCCTAATGTCACAACGCTACCGACAGGTACTACAATTTGTTTAAAAAATCGTTCAAACACTAGAATGTTTGTCACGGGAACTCCCTCAATACTAATGAATCCTGCTAATGGTAACGATTATTATAAACTTGAAACAAGCCCTGACGGCTGGATAATTGAAGGGCAGGCATTTGCAACATACAGTCCGTGGGCTACTCAAGCATACGTTGCCACGCAAAGATATTACTCATTATTAATCACATCTAATACTACATGGACTTGCCCAGCTAATGTAACAAAAATTTATGTTACATTAATTGGTGGTGGAGGGTCTGGAGGAGTCCCTACTTTTACAAATGGAAATCCCGGAGAAGCTACAATTGCATTTGGTTTAACAGCAGATGGTGGCAATGAAGGAAAAGGAAACGGTGCTGGCGGGGTTAAATTTGGCTGTGCACCAGGAGGGAATGGGGCTAATGCTGGAACTTTATCACCGGGGAATCCTGGGAATGGTGGAGCAACATGGATAGGATGCGGTGGAGGTATTTCAGGAAGCCCAACTATTGGTGGAGGAGGAGGAGGAATCGCTTCTTCAGTTAGCAGTAATAATCTTCCAGGTGGTGGTGGTGGTTCAAGTGGGCAATTATTATTTAAAAAACTTGTTACAGTAATACCGGGCACTACATATACAATAAGTATAGGGGCTGGTGGACCTAGTTTTTCTTCTGATGCATCACGTGCAGGTGCCAATGGTGCGGTTTTAATAGAATATTAATAAAGGAAATAAAAATGGATATATCAAACATAAAGAATCATATAAGTTTTTTAGATTTACACAAAGACGGTCGTATTACAACATATAATCAACAAATATTAGACCAAGGAATAATTTTAGATGATGAAAATTATGAAAGATTATTAGCATTGCAACAAGCAGGTAAATTATTTTATATTGATTCGTTTTTACCCGCCGAATTTGGTGCTAATATTATGCCTAGAGCATATGATAGCGTATGGGATGAGGCAACTCAATCATGGATTGGCGGCATTGAAACTATAGTATCATTATCTGAACAAGCTAAAAAATTATTTGATAAATACAATTATAATGCTATTGAATTTAATAAATTTACAAAAACAGAACAAACTAAATTAATAACATATTTAACCGCATTAAGTGCGATTATTGATGGTACAAACAAAAAAAGTGCCGAATTACCAATTGCACCATTTTAATAATATAAGGAATTTAAAATGTCAAATGTAATAAATAATACAGAAGAAGTAAGAACGTTAAATAGTAATAGTACGACATCAGTAACTGCTATTTTAGGAACTCCTGTAAATTTATTTTTACCATCAACTCTTGCAAATTGTATATTAAATTTAGAATTTTTTAGTTTTAATCCTATTTTAAAGATTACTGGAAGTATGACAGTTCAAGGGCAATATAAAAATGGTAGGATACAAAATATTGCTGTTTTAGATTTAAGTGTGATAAATAATTATTTAGTTATAGGTAAATATACTAAATTAATAATTACATTAACTGCTCTTAATGGGGCGGAAACTGTGGTTGTTTCGGCAGACCAAAATTCTAATATATTATAAAACTGGATATAAAATGACAAATATAATTCAAAATAATTCAGCTCAAATTACTACATTAAATAGTAATAGCGTAACTACAGTAAATGCAGTTTTAAATACCCCAATAGATGTAATGCTTCCATCTACATTAACTAATTGTAGATTAAATTTACAATTTTTATTAGCAAATAATTATGTAACTAATGGTATAGCTGGAAATGTTACAATACAAGGAAAATACAAAAAAGGGCGTATTCAATCAATTGCAACTTTAGATTTAAGCACAATAAATCAATATTTAATTGTTGGGAAATTTACTCAATTAATAATTACGGTAACGTCGCTTGTTGGGGCGGATACTGTAATTGTATCAGCCGATCAAAACAGTAATATTGTTGCAAACTCAGGTGGCGTTATTCAAAAAGATTCATTATTGGACTTTCCAATAATTGGTAATTCTTCTGTGTTATATATAGCATTAGACAGTAATATTTTATATTTTTGGGACATTGATACAAATACGTATGTTCCAATATCAGGCGGAGCGAATAAGAACTTGAGAGGAGGCTACAATGCTTCTAGCAATAAATACCCGTCAACAGGAGGGTCAGGAATTGCTGGGGCTATTATGGCAGCGGATTATTGGTATGTTACCGTGGCAGGCGTTTTAAATGGAGAACCTGTTGTCATTGGTTCAACAATTACAGCATTAATTGATAATCCAGAACAAACACCTAGCAATTGGCTTATAATTGTAGATTCTGTTGCTTCAGTATTTGGCAGAATTGGCAATGTTGTAGCACAGTCTGGTGATTATACTATTAGCCAAATCACTAATGGATTATCTAATGCTTTGCCTGAAAACAATATTTTTGTAGGCGATGCTTTAAATAAAGCTAATGCTGTATTGCCAAATAATGCGTTTAATAAAACATTTGAAACGTTAAACACTGAGATTAAAATGGATGGCGTTGCGTCAGTAGGCACAAGCAGCAATATTCCAAGAGCCGACCACGTTCATCCAAGCGATATTAGTAAACAAAATTTGATATTAACACCAGTGCAAGATAATATTGTTACTACAGACGGGGCAGGGCAAACAATAAACAGTGGCAAAGCATTTAGTTTAGATACATCTTTAGTTGCAAATAGCCCAGATAAAGTACCCGTTGAAAGTGTGCTTAAATATAATATTGATTATGTAAATAATAGAATTAATAATTTGCCAATTGGAGCAGGTTCTGGAACTGTTTATTATTTTACTAACGACGTTATTAATTCATATTTTACATTAGCAATAACACCTAAAAACGGCACTCAAGCACAATTACAAGCAACAGTTAATAATAATAGTTTATTGCTTGGAGCTTTTGAAACAGCTAGTCCTTTAAACAGGACTTTAATTGATGCTGGGATATGGGAATTTAATATTTGGGTTACTTCAAATACCACGCAAAACACTACAAGCGTGTTTGCTGAAGTATATAAAATTAGTGATACTAACGTTGAAACTTTGTTATTTACTATTAATAATTCAAGCAATATTGGTTCAACTTCAATTATACAATACAGTATTAGCGATACTCAACCGTCTTATGCAGTTGCATTAACAGACAGATTAATTGTTAAACTATATGCAAAAACAACAAGAACACAAAATACTATTGTCACCGTTTATTATAATAGTCAACAATATTATTCTCACGCTCACACGCCTTTAATTGCTAAACACAATCAATTAGCAGGGCTGAATGGGGGCAATGGTGCAGATGAATATTATCATTTGACTAGCTCACAATACAGTAACGTTATTAATCAATCTAGTAGCTCACAAAATGGTTATTTATCTAACACTGATTGGACTACATTTAATAATAAACAAAACGCATTGACTAATCCAGTAACCTCATTGACCGCATTTGGCGGGGCTAATCAATTAGCGGTATTTAATGGTACAAACGACCAAGTAACGCCAACTACAACTTTACCAACGGCAGCAGTTCCAGCTTTTATTGGCGATATTACAAATTCAACAGGAAGTTTAAATACAATAATTAGTAATAATGTTGTAACTAACGCGAAATTAAGCACAATGGAAGCCAATACTGTCAAAATGAATGCAACTAGCAGCACAGCTAACGCACAAGATGTTGCTACAAATACAGCGTTTAATAAAAACTTTGAAACAAGTACTGCAAATATTAAGATGGACGGTATTGTGTCTGTTGGTAGTTCTGGTAATGCAGTTAATTCAGACCACGTACACCCAAGCGATACTAGCAAACAAAATATTATTTCAACACCAACCGCAAATAATTTAGTAAGTGTTAATACTGTAGGACAAGTAATTGATAGTGGATTATCTATATCAACAATATCATCTACTAGTTCTGATACAACGTTATTAACATCTAAAGCAACTCAAACAGCTATTGCCAATGCAATAACAGGTAGTGAAGATTTAAGAGGAGGTTACGATGCTTCTGGTAATGTGTTCCCTTCTACAGGAGGAACTGGCACAAGTGGAGCAATCAATGCGGGTAATTATTGGTATATCACTGTTGCTGGTACATTAGGAGGTAAATTAGTGCCTGTTGGCTCTTCAATTACAGCTCTTGTAAATAACCCTGGACAAACAACTAGCAATTGGCTTATTATCCAAGATGCAGTAAATAGCGTGTTTGGTAGAACAGGTGCAATTACAGCTCAAACAGGTGATTATACTATTAGTCAAATCACTAATGGATTGTCTAATGTATTAGCATCTGCAAACATATTTGTAGGCAATTCTTCAAATATTTCAACTGGCGTCCCAATGAGTGCCGATGCTACAATATCCAATACTGGTGCTGTAACTATTGCTAATAATGCAGTGACTAATGCTAAGCTAAACACAATGGCAACTAATACTGTTAAGGCAAATATTACAGCAACTTCAGCAAACCCGCAAGATATTACAATTGCTCAATTAAATACTGCGTTAAGTGTAAATACTAATACTCAATATGTTACACCAAACGGTAACGATACCAATAATGGATATACTCCAAGCACTGGTGTAGCTACATTAGGTCAAGCATTAACTAATTTAAGTAACGTAGCTGGTAATATTTTTATTGCCCCCAAAACTGGAGGCTATAGTGGTAATTATACTATTACTTCTCAAAATATTAATATTGTATCATTAAGTTCAAATTTAGCAGTTGATTTTAACGGAACTTTGACTTTGGGTCACACAGCAAGTAACGTGCAATTAAATAATATATCATGTGAAATATTGAATCATACTGGAGCTGGTGCGGTATATATGTTCGGCGGAAGTGTAACTACATCATTAACTTCGTCAGGAAGTGGTTATTTGTACACTTCAGGAGTTGATTTACAATCAACTGCAACAACAGTAAGTATCACAGGAGCAAAAAGCGTTGTGTTTACAAATGCTACGGCATTGGGTCAACTTACAATTAATAATTCAAGTGCTGTTGTTATTTTATTAAATTGTTTAAATTCAAAAGCAATTACTTTAACAAGCGGAATTATTGGCATTAATAATAGTACAGTATATAGCCCTGCAACAGGAACAAATGCATTAACAGCTGGTGGAGGTGCTATTGTCTATGCAACAAACAGTTCGTTCTTAGTAACAGGGACTAATTCTAATGCCCTTCTCAATATTCCAGCTGGTAGCTTTCATAGTTTAAATAATTGTCAATATAGCCCCGCAAGTGTAATTTCTGGGACTCAATTAACGCGAGTTGCAAATTTTGATTCATTAAAAATTCACTCAGGTTTAAATTTAAATAATAGTGCAATTACTAACGCCAGTTGGAATGGTTCAGCAATTACTAATTCATATTTATCAACAATGGCAACTAATACATTAAAAGGTAATAATACTGCTGCAACTGCAAATCCAATTGATTTAACATCAACCCAAGTTACTGCAATGCTTGACACAGTTGTAGGGGATACTGGTTCAGGAGGAACTAAAGGACTTGCACCTGCCCCCGCAGCTGGTGATGCAGCAGCTGGCAAATTCCTTAAAGCAGATGGAACATACGCAGTTCCTACTGGTAGCGGTGAAGCAACAGTTGGCGACACTAAGACAAGCCTTCAAGCTGCCGACCATAGTAATTGGTTGTTGTGGACAAATGGACGTATTTTATCAAGAATAACAAATGCGACGTTGTGGAATTTTGTAAATACAAACTTATTAGTTGCAACTGGATTGTTTGGTGCTGGAGATGGAATTTCAACCTTTACTATGGGCAACATTAACGGGAGGGCGATTGGTATCACGGGTTCTGGTACTGGATTAACAGTAAGAACTTTAGGGGCTTCAGTCGGAGCAGAAGAGCATATTTTGACTGTTGCACAAATGCCAGCTCATGGTCACACAGGTACGACTAATACGGGACTAGCATCTGGTATTGTTAATTTTACAACAGATGAAGGAGGCGACGCTAAGACTAATGTTGTATTAAGTGGCAACACTTCATTTAATAGTAGCATACTTTCACACACTCACACTGTAAGCGTAACCAATACAGGAGGAGGATTATCTCATCCAATTATGCAGCCTACTATATTTCTTAACTTTTTTGTGTTTGGCGGGTAATTATGGAATATTTTGCAAATTTATTAACAAAATTATGTGACATCGCATATAATATATTCTTTGTAGTAATAGCACCTGCTTTATTGGTGGTACTTTTTACACGTAAGATTGTGATTGATATTAAAAATAAACGGTTTACATTAAACAAATGAAAGGTACAAATGAGTAATCAATTAAGAATATTTAGCGGATTTATGCTGACATGGTATGGAGTTGCGAGATGGATTTTGCTAGATAAAAGCAATGACACATCACAGGCATGGTTAGAAAATCCATTGGGAACGTTTGTTGCTTTAATATCTATTGTGTATCTTGTGTATTTTTTAATTTTTAAAACTCCGCAAAAATTTGTATCTTTTGTTTTCTTTAGCATTGCGACAGGATTACTGTGGGTGACAAATTGTTATTTTTTATTTATAATGTCAATTGAATTTGTCAAAGTATTTAGTCCAATAAATTTTGGGTATTTAATGTTAGACATTGCAATATTAAGTTATTACAGTTTAATGATTGTGTTTTGTTACATGACAAATAACAATACCAATGCAGAATCTAATGCAATGATTGCGTTTGTGTAATATATGCAAGACGAATTACGCATTTTGTTACAAGAATTATCGCAGAAAGTTGATAATTTATCAGAAGAAGTAATTTGTCTTAAAGAACAATCAGCAACAATCAAAGGCATGATTAAGAGCTTTTATTTATGCCTCCCAATTATTATTGGGCTTGTTTGTTATGTTTATAATTCAGACAGCACGCGATACGATAATGAAATTAATAATTTACACCAGATATATAGGGATAAAGAATGAATAAAAATTTATTGTTAAAATTGCTAGATAGTGGAATGTTTAAATTTAGCCAACCCACAACTTGGACATCAATTGCTCAAATATTGAGTGGTATTACGTATTTTGAATCGCACAGTCATATTGTCAAAAGCGGGTCAGCTATCATTATCTTAATTGCTTCACTGTATAATTGGTTTAGAAATGAAATAACAAAAACTGACTTAATCAATGATGTTAAATAATTTGCAAAAATTTTTAATTAGCGTTATTACAAGTATTGCGTGTTTTGGAGTTGGGTATTATTTGGGTAATAAGCAAGCCAATTTTAAATGTGATGTTGCTCGTGCTAAAATAATTGAAGCAACTAACAAAACATTAACTTTAAATAATGCCGATAATTTAATTTTGTCATTAGAGCTGTCTAATTTAAAAGAATCGTCTGTTTTAAAAACACAGGAATTATTACATGAGAAAAACAAATATATGCACGAGCTTAATACTTGTCATGTTAATAATAAATGGTTGCAGCTTGCTAACGCCAGTAAAGCCCGTTTGTCAAGTTCCAACGATACCGCCTTACTTAATGGAATCCCAGCCGAATCAAGTGGCGTATTAAGCCATATGCTTGAAGTAAATATTATCAATGACGGGTTATACGCAGACTGTCAAAACAAATTAAATGCATGGCAAACAATATATAGAAATTGGATAAAGAATGCAGCCAAGTAATAATTGTATTAGTTTAATAAAACAATTTGAAGGGTTTAAACCTAAACCCTATTTATGCCCAGCAAACGTTGCTACAATTGGTTATGGTACAACGATATACCCAAATAATGTAAAAGTACAATTAACTGACAATGCGATTACTGAACAACAAGCAACAGAATATTTAATAAACCATGTTAATAAATCTACAAATAAACTTAATCAATTTATTAAAGTTGAATTAAAACAATGTCAATACGATGCATTGTGTGATTTTGTTTATAATGTTGGGTTAAACGCTTTTGCTAATTCCACATTGCTTAAAATTGTAAATAATAATCCAAATGATTTTACAAATATACAAATTAATTTTATGAAATGGGTTTATGCAAACGGTAAAATTATTACAGGATTGCAAAATAGACGTAAAGCTGAATATAATTTATACGCATCAAAGTAGCACATTATTTAACATAATTAAACTTACTATTTATTGGCAAAAGGAGCTATGATAGCAAATTGCGTTCTGTTTAATTCCCCCATGTGCTATGGGTTTTAAATTATAACTCTTCAAATATAAAACCTACAAAATTACCTGTAATTATGCGTGGTAAGATAATATCAGTACCTGTATTAACATCAACTCCAACATTAACATCAATAGACAAATTCAAATCAAAATCACTATACACGCCGTATACATATTGAAATGGTTTCATAATTTCGTTAGACCCAACATATTTAATATAAAAATCGCTTTTGATAAAAGAAACATTAGTTACATTTTTTTCAATGTCATTGCAAATATTTGTTAAAAAAGTAAGCAAATCCCAATGATTATTAAACGTTATAATATTGTTATCGTTGTTATCAGAAAAAACGCTCCACTTAAATTT